CAGTCTGGAGCCACGTGTAGCGGCTTGGAAGATAGTAATCGGCAAGCTCTCGCCATAGGTTCCAGTAAGGAAGACGGTCAGTCTTCATGGAAGATACGATGAGATTATATCTCTCGTGAAGACTGATGTCGATCTGCATTACATACCTCCGATGAGGGATTTTTTGGCTGTCGAAGCTTTGCGCGTAAGACCGCCCTGCCCGCCACCGCTGCTGATGAGGGAAGTGTAGCCTTTTGACGCTTGCTGGCCCGCCTGATAAACGGAAGCGTTCGCCATCGTAGGCGTGGAAGGTGGCGGGGTTATTTTTGGTTTTGAAAAAATCGACATAATTGCCCTTTCAAGCGTTGGCGTAGATACGTTTTTGTTCAAACGGATCGTATTCGGAGATTACCAGCATTGGAAGTTCTTCCGCAGCCGACCGCATTACGTAGACTGGAAATGCGAATGTGCACGCAAGAGCGTCGGCCACGTTAGGAGAGGGGACTCCACGCTTGCGCATTTCCTTCTTCGACTCGAGCTGGATGGCCTCGGCTCCATTCAGGCCGAAGTTAGGGCCGATGAGTTCATCAACCAAAGTGATCTTATCCCCTACCATCATATGAGGGATTGAGCCGCGCTTAAGCCACTCACGCACAGCGCCCCAAATCTCGGCGCGCTTGTTGGCGTATTTTGAGCCATCGTCGGGGTTGGTGCCATCAGGGCCTGAACCAAAATCGACCTCCATTACGGGGATGCGGAGCTGGCGCAAGCGGTCAACAACGCCACCGCCAACGCCACCGCTGTCGACCATCACGATGGAGGCGTGAAGGAGGAGATAGGTCTTCGCTATCTGCGCCGCCAAGCTCATCGTATCGAGACCCTGGAAAAGTTGTGGCAAACGAGACACCGCGTCACGGCCCTGCCGTGGGTAGATAACGGACGGATCATCGCCAAACCGTCCAACGTCAACGCCGAGGACGATTGGATCAGTCTGGCGCTCGATCTCACGGTTCGTAGCAGAAGTGGCGAGCTCGAACGGAATGAAGGACTCTGCATCAATGCGCGGGAAGACACCACGAACACGAATGCGCACGAAGTCGTGGTCCTCACCATAGTCGGCGACCCACTCAGCGATTTGGGCTTTATCGGTTAGAGAGACTTCGCGTGAGTCAATCGCGGCAGACTGCCAACGATGAGCAAACTTTCCGCCCGAAAAACAATCACGGAAGCGGCCTTTATTCCGAGTAGGGTTGCCAAAGGCGCACCAGATGATCTCAGTGTCACTGTCAGTCAAAGCGCCCTCGGCGACTTCCCAAATCATATCAGGGATCGCGGAGGCCTCGTCAAAGACGAGAAGAATGCGCTTACCTTTATTGTGCAAGCCGGCGAAGGCTTCTGTGTTCCGTTCACTCCACGGAACCATGTCCATGCGCCAAGTGCGCTCGTGCTCGGGGTCGTTTGAGAACAACGCCGTGGCGGTCATCTTGAACATTTCGCGGGTGAGGCATAGGCGATACCATTTAGCGACCTGAACCCATGTTTTGGTTTTGAGCTGTGTTTCGGTGTTGGCAGTGACAACACCTACGGTGTCCTCGAGGGTAGACATAGCCCACAAGATGATCCAAGCGACGAGGGCGGACTTGCCGATGCCATGGCCTGAAGTTCGGGCAAGACGGATCGCCCCGGAGATCGAGATAAGACCTGCGCCAAGATCGAGAAGAATGCGGACTTGCCATTCTTCCGGGCCTTGGAATTTTTCAAGTTCTCCGGGCTCGCCCCACGGAAACGCCCACAGGACGAAGCCAAGGGGGTCCTTGGAGAAAGACGCGAGGCTTTCGATGAAGTCGTCGTTCATCGGCGATGCCTCCGGCGAGCGAAGATCGGGATGAACGGGGTGTTATCGTTGGCCACTACTCCGCCGGAGAAGATTCCGGCAAAAGCTCCTACGGGTTGAATGATACCAGTAAAACCGCCAAAAACTGAAGCAAAATGCTGTCCGCCGAAAGTTCCGGTTAGGTTTACTGCACCGGAAAAAGTTCCAACTTCCCCATGAACTCCGGTGAAGACGCTTGAAACTGGAACAACGCCAAGGGCAATACCAACCGGGCCGGACGAGGCGGTGAAAGAAGCTTGAATGGTTACGGGAGAATTAAACGTCCCAACTACTCCGCGCACGGCAGCGAACGTTCCGGCAATAGAAACACTGCCAGAAACATTACCACTGAAACCGACTGCACCAGCAAAAGAACCAATGATATTTATTGATCCGTTTAACGTGCCAGTAACTTCACCGCTTGTTGGCGCTTGAAATAGCATGTCTTCTTGAATAAGACGCAATGCAGGTGAGGCGTTTGCAACATACGCACCTGTAAAATTTACAGTTCTTTTGAACGGAAAGCGGAAAAGATCAGGCATTGGCTATTACCAGTTCGATTTCCGGTTGACCTGTTGACGTGGCATCCGCCGCAACTGCCATGATGAGTGCACTATCAGCATAAACTACCGGCATCCCCGTTTTGGCGAGGTCATGCACGTCACCATCATTAATCGTCTTTACGCGACCAGACCAAAGCGGACGCAGGACCAAAACGTTAAAGTTTCCTGCTGTCATCGCCGTGCCGCCGTTCGTGACAATTACGCTTTCAATTTTCTGCACGCCGGAGTCACCTGATTGGAGGCCGATTTGATACATGCGACCAAGTGTAAGGTTTGCCGCCGTTGTTGCCGGGAGGATCGTGCTTGTTCGCCCCGCAGTGCCGCTTTGATTTGTGTAAGTGATTTGAACCTGCCACGCCGTGCCAGTCAAGAATGCGGTAGTTACTTCGATCCAGATTTGCGTGTCTTTAAAATCTGTTCCACCTGGCATACGGCTTGAGTAGGATGGTTGCGCAGCAAGGTTCGTGGTTCCTGCCGTGAAAGCATAAGCTCCGGCCTTAAACAGCATGTCAAACAGTTTCATGCGGCACGCAACCGACGAACCGTAGTCAACTTGCGCCAGATACCCGACAGCACTACCTCCGAAAACGTCAATCGGGGGAGTTCCTTGGGTTGCATCTGTCGGGACAACGCCAGCCGTTGTTGATGTTCCAGCCAATACCCCACCGCCCGGATTGCCGTTGAGTTCAAAAACAGAAAACCAACCTGTCGCAACAGACGTGCGAGCAGAAACTTTGACCAGCGAAATATACTGCTTAGCTGCCGCAATGAACCCATCAAATGTCGAAATCGCCATGAGCTACGCCGGTATTGAAATTGAGCCAGATGTAATACGGATAGGACCACCCGCCACAATGCTGACAGTGTTAAGATTGATAGTCGCGCCTGAAGTCGCCACGTCAACGTCAAAGCAGTTTGCGCCAGTGGAGTCTTGGAAGCGCGCCCATGTGGCCGTGCCAGTGGCGTCGGCTACGGAGTCTTCGGTGATTGTGGAAAATGTCAATGTGCCTGTAGCGATTGCGCCAGCCGGATCAGTGCACGTCAGCGTTCCAAGAAGCGTGTTACCGCTGAGCGCGGCATCGCCGTTTGCGGGCTGTGTGCCGGTGTAGAATTTGATAGTTCCGGGGCCTGCGCCGGCGTCGATAGCGGCGAGCATGGGCGCAAGCATGGCGTTACGCAGAGTCTGCGTGATGCGAACATTGGCCATCAAGCAAACCTTTCCCGCAAGGCTTTAATTTCGGTGAGAAGCTTGTCACGAGTGGAAGTAAGGTCGGAGACTTCGATTTCAAGAATGGAACACTTGTCTTTGAGAGCAAGGCGCCGAGTGTCGGCGGAGATGAAAGCGCTTTTTACGGCAGCGTCGGCTTCGGTTACGATAGCCTTGGCCTGCTCTTTCGCTTCAGCAATCAACCGCATTTGCTCATCGACGGTGGAGATTTTGATCTGCTCTTGCGTCTTCTTTATCGCGGCGAGTTCTTGCTTCGCCTTGGCGACCGCACTCTGCGCAGCGGTCAGATCATCCTGCACGCCAGTCAAAGCCACAGCGGTTTTGCTGTGTTCGGCTTTCAACCCATTGATCGTGTCCTCGAGCGTTCCTGCTTCCTCGACCAGCGATGCAAAGTCAAAGAGAGGCCGGAACTGTTTGAGGAACAATCGAGCTGCGGAAGATGTTTTGGATAAGTCACTCATACCGAGCTCCTTGAAGCGAGGATTACGGAAACGGCGCTGCCCGCGCCGCCGGTTAAGATGGGTTTGACATGGACGGGGTTCTCGAGGACAAGGACAATGCCGGAAGCAGTGAAGGAAATGTCCGCGCCCGAGGGGTCGTGAAGAACGGCCCAATCAGTTGGAATGCGCTGGTTTGAGCCGTAAAGCTTCACGGTAGCGCCGCTGAACGGACCAACGCACTGAACGGTGCGGTCAGGGGAACCGGGCAGGGTCAGCGAGTTTCCCTCGCCATCGGCGTTTGTCAAATTCCAGGTATTAATATGAATACGGCCTAGGCCGTGGTCTTCGTTTAAGCTAGCCATTGGCAACCCTTTCAGGAGTTAAATCTATGGTCCGGGCGGCGATCCGCTTACGGGCCTCTTCGAGGCGATTGGCGAGGTTGAAGTTCACGTTAACCTCTTGCTTCGAGGAGGGGCCATGGCCCGTCCGGTCTGCGGACATCTTCACGATCTCGGTCAAAAGGCTTGAGGAAAGTTCATCCGGCGCATCTTCCATACGCTCGCGGATAATGATCGCCGCGTCAACAGCCATACCGGAGAGGACTTCATGCACCTGCGCATAGGCTCGGTTAACATCCTCGCGGTAGAAGAGCACGAGTTCTTTGAACGTGGGATCGCCCTTGAGGATGCTCACGCGGGAAAGCTCGTATCCGCAAATCGCAGCAGCCTCACCATCGGTCATGCCCGAAGCCAAGTTTCGCGCCAAGGCATGATGGCGCTCTCGCAAGCGCGTGATCGGTGTCGGCTTCACTCCGCGCTCCGTCGCAAGCAGCACCAAGTCCGCCGCGTTTAGCTCGCGCAGAACCTCGGCCTCGATTTGCACCGGCGCCCGCCCCGTCAGCCTTACGATGTCCAGTGGCACGTTCATTCTTCTCTATACCATCGCGGGGAGATATGGT